GAATGGGAGGTCATCGGCAGGGCCGACATTACTATTGGTAACATTTATTAATTCATTTAATTTATTTTCTAATCGAGTAACTTTATCATGTAACATATCAAACTGATCTTTACGTACTAATATCTGTTCAGGTCGTTTATATATACTGTCTAAAAAGTCTATAGGCCATGTTGCAACTGATTTATACTTATCATTTTGCAATTCTTCTGGTAACATCTTGGTTCCTGACTTGATGCCTCGACTTGCTGCTAGTTCAGCAACTCGTATGCCGTCATCAGAGTTAGCAGTAGACCGACCTAAATAGTCATATAAAGATACATATACAGTTTTACTCATAACTTGCTGAATTTTTAGCGTGTTCGTATACTTCAACTTTACTAGCTCTTACACGACCGTCTGTTTCTTTAAGTAAGAATCCATTGATAACCTTATATAAAAACTCTGCAAACTTTTCGCACCCAGTATCATCAATAACTCTGAGTTGAATAATACCTTGTGCATCCATCATTCTGAATGAATCTAGCTCTGGGTCGTCGTTTGCTATGATTACTGTGTGATCTAATAACCAATCAAAATAATCTTTCGGAGCATATCCATTTATTTCGTGTTTAGAACGTTTCATACCACCAAAGTCAAATACCCAGTTTCGATGATCCAATTCTCCTTCAAACCATACTCGAAATGATAGTGCATATCCATGTAAATAACTACAATGCGTTTCAGTTGCTTTCCATTGTCGGAAACAAGTTGAGTATCCGTCAAATAATTTAGTTGATGTAAATTTAGCCATTATATCCTTTTACAAATTCATAATATTCATTTCTAGTTGCTGGGTCGTCTTTGAATGCACCTGTCAGTTTGCTTGTCTTCATTGATGCACCTCCGTGCTTAACACCTCTACATGATACACAATTATGGGTAGCATCAATCATAACAGCAACACCTTTATTGTCATTGATAATAGTATCAATTGAATTGTGTATAGCAACAGTTAGTTGTTCTTGAATAGCACCACGTCTTGCAAAATGCTCTACTAATCTATTCAATTTACTCAAACCAATTACTTTGCTATCGTTACCTGGAATATATGCTACATGCACTTTACCCATAATGGTTTGATGATGATGTGAACACATTGATGTTAATGGAATACCTCCTTCGAATACCATACCGTCATATCCATCACTAGGAAATGCAGTAATATTAGGAGCACCATTATATCTACCTGCCCATAAATCGTTTACATATGCTTTTGCAACACGATGTGGTGTATTGTCTGAGTTTGGATCATTTCTCCAATCACATTTAAGTGCATCTAAAAACAAACCAAATGCATTTGCTGCAGCATTAATCATTGTAGCTTTCTGATTTTCAGTGAGAGGCTCATTCTGAGCCACACCATTAGCAAAGCCTTCTTTAACTAGTTCTATACTTTTCTTTATTGTCATAACTTCCTTTATTACTTATAATATAATATATTTTATTGGGCTTTCAAAGTTTTTTCACCTTTTTTATTTTTTGGATAATATGGACAATGTCGACAACCATTACCGCAACAATAACCTCGCCTGGTATGATATGATTCTGTCATGACACGATATCCATTTTCATAGTAAAAATCTGTAGAAAGGAGCTTGTTTCCAAACTCCCTTACATATGCTTGTTGTATCCAATCTTTATCCGCCGGAATCATCATTTTATCTCACAAGCTCCACCAGCACAAGCTAATTCGCCTGATAAATCGGTGTTATCATCTAGTTCTACAATTTTAGATAAATCTATGTCTTTTAGTGCCAACATCATTTCATTGTACTTTGCCTCATCACAATCTTCAAATGGTGCCTGAACATAAGTACCACCGTCATATGGAAGCACGGATAATCCATTATAATGTGCTTTATTTTCCCACATCCATTGTCCTGCTAAATCCCATTCATCTTCTTTTAAAGATACTGTAGCAGACACGTTATGAGTATTATTCCCGGTACGGTGTCCTGGTTTTACCCATTCTAAATGAACTTTCTTGATTCTGTCTAACAATTGGAATGGTGATTCAGTTCTCATTATTGCGCCTTTTGGTGCTTTTTGTGGAATACTAATAACTGCAGTGTCGTGAGGTCGGAAATATTCATCTTCAATTAGCTCTGGATGATTTGTAGACAAATAGGTGTATATTGCTTCATTTTTACCAACTCTGACTCTTCGAATATAATAGTCATTGTGCCATGCATGAATACCGGAACTAGTACCTAATGCCAATGATGTTGTACCAGCTGGTTTAACAGTTGTGGTTCTTGCACTTGCATTGATTCCTAATATTTTAGCTACACGCACATTTTCTTGTTTAACAATTTCTGCAGCTGCTGTCATATCATATCCTAATACTGTTCCACTTCCAATTCCTGTCATTGATACGCCTATTAAAGCATCTTTTTCAGTGGTTCTTTGCCATACTGGTCTTAAATAATGAAATTCAGTGTAGCCGGCTTGAAGTGTACCTATAAATGCTGCAGCTTTTACTCTGTTTTCAAAATCTTCTTGAGATTCAATATCTGATGCATTTACTTCACAAAGATTACAGAATTGAAATGGTCGCAAAGCAATTTCACAACATGGATTTGTTCCCCAATCTTTGTCATTTGTTAAATATATACCAGGTTCGCCTGCTCCTGACAATTCTACTCGCTTCCAAAGATCCATAAAAAACGATTTGGTTAATTTATGTCTCATTAATGCTGCAGAGTTATTAGCACGTCCTCGTTGAGGATTTGTTTCCCACCAATTGCCTGATTTACATGCAATCATTTCTTCGTCATCAGCCGAAAATAAACTAATAAGTGCCGCACGCCTAATACCGCCTGCCAATACGGCGTCTGCAATATGACAAACCATGTCATGTACTTCAATTGGTGACAAAAATTCACCATTATGTTTAGCATCTAATATTCCTTGTACTTTGATTAAACATTCTTTTAATGGTTGTGGTCCTGGAGCTTTACCACCCGATGTTACTAATCTTGCTCCCTTAGGTCTAATATCTGAAAAATCAAATTTTAATTTTGATGTTCCTTGAAAATAGCTTTTAACAAGTGCTTTAACTGCATCTGCCCAACCTTCAATTGAATCTGCTATAAGAAAACGACGTGTTCTATCAAAATTTGGTTTACGTATTTCTGGTAATTTTTCTACATGGTGTTTTTGCACAGAATAACCAACGCCAGTACCACCTAATAACAAAAACATAGTTTCACCGAAAGCTCTGTAATCGTCAATTGGAAGATACGCACAATTATAAATTCGATTAGGAGAGATTTCTATGGGTTTACCACCAAATTGTAATGATCGCATCGATGGTAATACTTTTTTTGCATATACATATTCATATGCTTCCATTATTTCTTTGCGTAGTTTAGGATATTGTTCTATGTGCATATCTCGGTTACGGTCTACTAATTCGTCCCATGTCTCGCGCCGTTCGAGTTCTGGGATATACTTGGCATACTTCATGTATACTGTAATGTCACTCAAAATTTTGTTTGAAATCTCCATTGTTTGTAATCTCCTTGTTTTTTATTAAACGATTTGTTATTAGATGAAAAAAGCCCAACATTATGTCGGGCGAATTGCTTATATAAATATGACACTACCCTAACGTTCCGCCAAGATCTTTGAACTTTTGCGCAAGATTTTTTTTCACCATGTTTTCTCCTGTTTTCATAACTTGTGTAGTTTGCTTTCCTTGTGTAGTCTGTGGTTCAAAGAATTGAAACTGACCATTGTTTGTGTTTATTTTACACGGTAATGTTATACCGTCTGGACCGAATCTATTTTTAATTACATGACCTCTACCTGTGCCTGACATTTTATCTTCTACTTTTCTAGAAAGTGACATTAAAAAGTCTGCTACCATTACTTTACCATATGACGATGCAATCTTGTCTGCTTCAATAACATCTTCTTCTAATGCAGACCTGCCTGCTTGTGATGCTGTCCAAACTGGTATGTTATATTCGCCGGCCATACCTCGCATTTCTTCATATAATTCTTCTAATGCTTCATGTTTATCTTTTTTAGCGTTAACCTTTAAAAGATCACCATAATCAATAATAACCAGATCTGGACTATTTCCTAGCATAATAGTTTTTTCTATATGAGCCTTGATACCCATTACTCCTATAGATTTAGTTGGATAGTGTTTTATAATTAACTCACCTTTCAACGTGTCCATTTTTTCTTGTATGTCTTCCTGATAGTTTTTCAAGTTCTGTGCATTAATACCAGTTACTACAGAATCATATCTTTGACCTACGTAGTTTTCATTAAGTTCTAATGTATAATGAATAACAGTTTTGCCGGCTTTAACTGCATTTGCTCCTATATTGATAAGCAACCAAGACTTACCAATACCAGCTGGAGCCATTACTACTCCCAATTCTCCTGGTGCTAATCCACCGTCCATTAAATCGTCAATAACATCCCAACCAGTTGTCATTGTATGTCGGGCTGCTTCGTCATAACGAATTGCTACATTGTCTTTGTATTCTAATCCTATATCAGTATCTGCACCAGCTTTCATTGCACTGTCCATAATGCTTTTAATTTCATCGTAACTACCCATCTTGAGTAATCCGACACTATCCATTATGGCTCTTTTAATCTCTTGATTTTTGCAAAATTTGAGTATTTCGTCTTTAACAAATTTAAGGTCGTCTGATTCCATGTAACGAAAAACTTCCTTTAATTGTTCTAATATGGCGGTCTTAAGCACATCATTCTCTATGCCAGTAACCTTGACTTTTAATACGTCTTTTGAAGGAGGAGCCTTATATTCTCGGAAATGTTCTAATATAACGTCTAATAGCCAACTATTAGCATCTGACTCAAAATAGTCTGCTTGTATAATATCAGTTATTTGTTGTAAAAATATTCTGTCCGTAAACATTGCGGCTAAAACTTTTACTTGAAAGCTCCATCCGTATTCACTTAATTTATCTGTCATATTAGATAATAATAAAAATTAAAATAAAATCAAATCATTTTTGTGTTTGTTTTGCGAATGCATCCAAAGACAGCCAGGTTCGAGTCAACCAATCTGGAAGATTCTTCATTACTGCCCACATTTTATCTTCATAGAATAAACGTTGAAACTCAGCACGATTTAGACTAGAAATTTCTTGATCCATTATGCCTCGTATTTTAGAAGATACATTTGCAGATATATCTAGAAGTTTTATATCCATAAGTTGCCAATTTTTTTGTAAGGTTTCTCGATGATCTAAAATTTTCTGATATTGTTTGGTTTCAGTTACAAGATCGTTACTTTTTTCAAATAATTCTTCTAATGTAACTTGACGCTGATTTGCTATTTCTGGAATAAGTTTCATTATAGTCTTTGGACCTATTCCTGCTACGCCTGGTATATTGTCTGACTTATCACCAGTAAATGATCTGTATAAAACCATGTTGCTGGGATGTACACCAAACTCATCTATGATTGCTTGGGTGTCATACATTTTCTTTTTGATAGGAGACCATACTTGAATACGGTCATCTACTAGTTGATAGAAATCTCTATCAGTTGAAACAATTGTAATCTTCTTACATGTTTCTTTATACATTTGTGCTATATATGCAATAGTGTCATCTGCTTCTATTCCATCCATTGCTAAAAAAGTTACAGGCAAGTTATCTAAATATGAAACTAATCGACTAAACTGTTTTCTCATTGATTCTTGCTCATCTTCTATACTTGTTTCATGATGATCGAATCTACGCAGTTTAGTTTTATTGGCTCTGTTTGCCTTGTAACCTTTGTAAATTTTTCTTCTTTTAGCGTTACCGCCACGTCCATCAAATGCAATAACACATCTGCTTGGTTTAAAGTCTCTGACAGTTTTACCTATAGAATATAAAAATCCAGTTATACCACCTATATGGTCACCGTCTTCGTTATATGCCGGCGTTGCCCCAAAACTTCGAATAAAGGTATTGAGCCCGTCAAATACCATGATATGATCATTAGCATCCTTTGGGCTCGTTTCCTTTTCTTTTTGTAACTCTTTAAATAATCGTTGATACTTATTCATTATCCTTCTTCATCAATTACTTCTTCATCGATAACAACGTCATCAATTCCTCCGTCTACACCTGCCTGATATTTGAAGATATAAGCGTCGCAGATTCTTTTGTATAACCTTTCTTTTGCTTCAGGGTTTTGCATAACCTTACTAACAAAATCTTTGCTCTGGAATTTCATTTCTCCAAAGACTTCACCAGTTTCATGATCTATATCTTCCAATGTATACCATGCTCCTGCTTGTTTAACCAATTTGAATTTCTTCATTAGGTTCAACCAACCACCGAAATTGTCAATACCGCTATCATAATAGATTTCATAATCAATTTTACGATGTGGTGGACCCATACGGTTTTTAACTACCTGCACTTGAGTTTTGCTACCCACTACCTGTTCTGCACCATTAACTGTTGCTTTAATCTGACCGGTATTTTTTAATCGAAGTCTAACAGATGCATGGAAAGGAATAGCCTTACCACCTGCTGTTGTCCATTGATCTCCAAATGACACACCCATTTTAACTCTGAGTTGATTGGTAAATATTAAACAGATACGCTCCCGAGCAATCCAATTTGTAACCTTACGCATTGCTTTTGACAGAATGATTGATTTAGAGGTTGCATAACCATCCTTATCATATTCTGCAGACATTTCAATTTTTGTAGATGCGCCCATAATTGAGTCTACTACAATAGTAACTAATCTGTCTTTGTCAGATTTACGTACCCCGTCCACAATAGTTTCAATTGTTTCAAAAATCTCTTCTACTGTTTCAAGAGGTACGTATAGCATTGTTTTCAAATCGGCACCGATTGCAGTTAAGAATTCAGAACTAGTTGCTGACTCTGTGTCTATATAGACAGCCAGACCACCTTTCTTTTGTGTTTCTGCTAAAGTGTGTGCTGCTAGCAATGATTTACCCGACGCTTCTAACCCTGTTATTTCGGTAATTCTACCAACAGGAAACCCTCCGCCTGGTCTATTAGATATTGCTAAATCCAAAGAATCACATCCTGAAGATATCCACTCCTTAACATTACTTGGCGAATCGTCATCGCCAGAAAGAAAGAATGCGGTCTTTAACGCTTGACCTTTAAACTGTTTGTTTATACTATCGGCCAATGTGTTTGCTAACGCATCTTCCAGTTCGTCCTTACTTTTGCTTTTTTTCTTTGCCATTTAAAGACTCCTACTTGTTAAATAAATCGTTGAATGCTGATGCTACATCTGTTTGTTTTTCTTCAGTTTTGGCTTCTGCCTTTTCCTCAGTTTTTGCAGATGTATCTGCTGTGGTGTTAGATGATGTATCAACGTCAGCACTGTCATCTTCCGGATTCATCCACGCTTTAAGAGCGTTTTCTAACTCTTCATAAGTTGGTTCTGGGAAAATGTCTGTGATTACAGGCTGATTCATAATCTTCTCTGCAATACCTTTGTCTTCGGTTGCAGGTGTTGTGTTAGGTTTAACACGAATTGTAGTCTTTGGATAACCTCCGCCCTCTGCAGGAATAAACTCTACGTCGATGTCACGACCATTCATTAAGTCGGTAATATCACCATAGTCTGGATCGGACACAATGGAAAGCAATTCTGTGTAGATCGTTTTACCGAATCCCCAAAATTTAACACCTTCTGCTTCTTTACCGCGTACGATAACAGGAACATAAGTTCTCATTTTAGGTTCAATTTTACGACCCATCAGCCACTCATCTTTGTCTCCGGTCTTCTTGAGTTTTTCTGCAAATGCAACTACCGGGTCTGCATTACCAAATGATACTGGTGATAGCATTGACCTTTTGGCAATGTCATAATG